GATACTGCTGATGCTCCTGACGGCCAGCAATAGCTTTGACCTTGCCGAACGCATTCACAGGGAAGTGAACACCAACACGCAATATCGGCCAGACACGAAAGACACTTGGCAGATTGCAGGGAAGTACGGCGACTGCGAAGACTACGCGCTGGCAAAGCGGGAGAGGTTGCTTGCTGCTGGGTGGCCTGTTGACAAGCAATCGCTGTGCATCTGCCGAACAGAATCAGGCGAAAGCCATTGCGTGCTGTACGTAGAAACTGACAAAGGCGGCTTCATTCTTGACAACCGGCACGATGCTCCAATAAGACCGAAAGAGCTGCCGTACAAGTGGGAAGGAATGCTATGCGATGGTGGATGGCGGCAGGTTTATGCGTGGTTGTAATTTCTGGCTGTACGGGATTGCATCAAGGCGGCCCTGTGCTTGGGCCTATTGTTGATTCTCCGCCAGGGTGGCTCGATTACTGTCGACGCCATCCGGTGGATGTGGATTGCCCGCGTCACCGCTGAGATGGTGTTATCGTCAGGATTTCAAAGTTGCCCCTGAATCCGCCTTCCCTGATCATCCCCAGCCTGCGCAGCGTGCCAATGTGCTGCCGGGCGATGACGCGCTCATCCGTGTTCAGGTTGTCAATCGTCTGCGTGTCATGGCCTATTGTGGCCCAATGCCTGCAATACGTCCTTAGCCAATAGGCGGCATCACACGCGGCGCGATGCCTGTCTTCCGTGACCAGATAGAGGCATTGGCGCTTGAGTGATTGGCGCATGTAATGTGTCTTGATGTGCGATGGAGTTTCCAATTTGCGATGGTCTGTGTATTCGGTCATTCTGTGGCCCTCTTTACTTCATCCTGCAAATCAGAAATCACCTGCTTTGCTTGATCAATCAAAGCCGCCAGGACATCGCCTTCTTTTAAACATGCGCGAATGGCCTCGCTTTCCATTCCTGGGCTGTAATCACAGGAATCAACCCATTCAATGTCGTGTAGGGCTTTTGCCACTTTCTTCAAGTGTGCGGCAAACGCCTTTCGCTCAGCAGTGCTTAAGTGGAAGAATGCATCGTTTTCAATGCGCGAATACAGGTAATTCATGCTGCCGCCGCTCATTTCGCATCCTCCCCTAATACTTCCTTTTTGAGCAAATCCACCGCCGTATCAATCCGCTCAATCAGATAATCGGGCGGTCTTTTGTCAACTGAAAACATCCAGGATTCCAGCGCAGACAACAGCATTATCGTGTCAATGGTTTGAGATTTGGTCACTTCATCCCCCTGCCGATTTCGGCTGCTGCTCTGACAATGGCGCGGCGAGTGACGGCGTATGGGTCTTTGTGGTCACATGCCTCAGCTATGGCAATGTGTGACGGAAGACGCGCCACAACCATTACATCGTAACCATTCGGACGTATTTGGAGTTGCAGCTTCACCGCCAGTCGCAACGCGTCACCATCATCATCAAGCGGACGCCAATATATGCCACTACAATCATAGAAACACTGCCGCAACATGCTCCAGCGCAATCCGTCATACCCAGCAGCCTTAGCCGCCATCTCCAACAATTCGCGGTCGCTCATTTAGCCTTCCTCCAAAGAACCCTATTCATAAACCACGGATAACCACCGCTTGCGCATTTCCAGTAATGCGTCACGCGGACAGGCTTGCGCTTTGCTCTTTGATTTACTGTCATTTTGGTTTGCTCCAATAATAAAGCCGCATGGGGTTAAACCGAATCATATTGAATCTATCTGGCTGGTCGCATACTGCACACTTAAACGGAGAGAAAACATGTACACAGCCAATTTACTCGGCAAAGTAATCACCCTTCAGTCAACCATCAAAAACATTGACTGGCGCGTCCTCGATGACGCCCGCCAGTACCAGTTAGTATGTATAGAGCGCAAACTAAATTCCCTACAGCGGGAATTATCCATCCGGATCAACCGCGTCCCTGGGCGGCGTGACCTGACCCGCCCATTCTACCTGGGGCGGAACCCAGCCGACGTTGACCCCAGACCCACCATCTACCGGGGCGCTCGCGCCCTCTAGGAGCCATCCCATGACCAGAATCGAACTAGCCAATCAACTCCGCTACATGCTCGCCAGCACCGAAGCCAATGCCCTCATCGTCGGCTGGAACGAATGTGCCCAGATCTTCCACGTGCTTCCCTGCTGGGAAGCCGAGTCCGAAACTCAAGTCCAGAGTCTGGCCCTAGCCAACGCAATCGCCTGGGCCGAGGCAGACGGCATAGGTGATGTCTGCGTAGTGTGGGGATTCCGCGACGATTCCGCTCAGATCTGATCCATCCCAGAGGGTGGCGTGCCACCCTCGCGGATGGGCCAGCCCCCATCACCCAGTCCACCCCTCAACCGGAGCCCGTCCATGTCAGACCAAATTACCGGCAAAATCTGCTACCATCCACAGCACGCCTCTCCCGAGGAGTCATACGACTTCACAGGCACCGCCTTCGACATCTTCGAGGAGCTCGACGCCCAACACACTACACAATGCGACTGTTGCCAGCCCTCCTTCATCACTGCAGACGGTTTGACCGCAGTCATTGAAGGCAATCGCCTGCATTGGTCCCTTGCTGCCTGGGGCACCGCCCGTCTCGGCCTGATTACCTACGGACGCCGCCCTGTCGGCTACACAGACAACTTCAAGTAGAGTCATTCCATGCCCATCCTCGACGCCCTATCCATCACCCTGCTCCTGGCCGGAGCCATCTCCCTTCTCCTTTGCGCCCTGGGCGCGTTCTTTGACCTCTAGGAGCCAGCCAGCCGTGAACATCACAGTCAGCCCCGCCTACGGCAGAGACTACAACAGTCGCGATGCCGCCCTGGAAGCATGGGCCAGTGGAAAGGATTTCATCCTCCATGACATAACCTCGCCCTGGTGCGGGCGACCCTGCTCCATCCGTGACTTTCCTGCGGGCACCACAATTCGCATTCGCTACAATCGCCTCCGTCATGTGACCTCAGTCACCATCGGAGAACCCCGACTCTAGGCCACCGAAACAGGGGATTATTCCCCTGTCAGACACGGACCGCCTCTGACGAGCTATACGGACATAGAGCCCTTCATTCAACAGGAGCCCACCCATGACCCGCACTCCATTTCGCTCCCAGTGGCGCGAGTATTACACCGAGGCCGGATATATTTCGGCCAAGCCAACGTCCCCCAAAAGGGACTGGATTCTCACCACCGCAGAAGGCACCCGCGAACTGTGGACTGAGAACCCTGGCCACGCCAGCTACGGCGTCACCCTCCCCGGCGGCATCGAGCTGGAATTCGTACGTTCATACTAACCGGAGCCATTCCCATGCTCATGCTTCCCTCCCAGTCCGAGCTCAGTAACACAACCGTTACCGAGCTGGCCAACCAACTTTACCCTGCCACCACTTTCGACACCGCCCTGCCCATCCACTGGGTTCGGGCCTGTCGCGCTCGCGGATTCGAGCCTGTCGGCGCCGTCGTCTGGGGTTATCCCCAGGGGTTCATCCTGGGCCAGCCGCTTCCCCTTACCCAGGAGGCCATGCTTCGCCTCTCCCGCTTCGCCGGAGACCTCTCATGAAACGTAAACGCAACCAGACCACCTGCCACTGCGCAGCCTACCCATTCCCCCATCGGGCCTCTGGAGGCAAGTGCCTCAACGACGGCAGCTGGCCCTTCTATTGCGAGTCCTGCCTTTCCCCCAACCCAGGCGACATCATCGACGAGGGCATTGGCGCCTACGAGTACTGGGGCGCCCGCGGTACTCACCACGACTACCAGCTCGCTTCGACCTGCTGCTCTGCCGACTTGGTCTGGTACAAGGACAACCAGCCAGTTTCCCGAAAGGAATGGGAAGAGTTCCACTCGCCCTATTAGCCAATCGTATGGCTGTTTGCCCCAGTGACAAACAGCCATCTTCCTCCCACCCACCCACCGGAGCTTCCCCTCATGACCATCCGAGACATCATCACCAGCTACACTGCATCCCCCATGCAGTTCTCTTTCCATTCCCGTCGCTGTTCAGTGTCCGCCGCCGGCGGCACCCTCTACTCCTATTCCACCCCCATCTGCCTTTTTGACCCAACCACCTCCACCTTCATTCTCAACACCCAAAAATACAGCGTCACCACTTCCCGTCACCAGTCCTATCTGCGTTTTGCTTTGTCCACCTCTGGAGCCTGCGTAAAATGACCCGAGATCAAGCCCTCGCCCTCCCCCTGGGCACCATCCTCCACCACGTTTCTCAGACCGGCGCCGACCGCCAGCCAGTCCGCTGTCGAGTAAACGGGCGCTGCCGCACCTGGAAAACGCGCCCCCAGGACTTCCAGCTCCCAGTTAAATACGGCCTGCGCACCTGCTTCTACATCACCCCAGCCAACGCCCACGAATGGACCCTCCCGGAGACCTCCAATGTCTAGCATCGACTCCCCAGACATCATCCAGACCATCCTCGCCAACGCTGGCACCTATCCAGGTGACCCCCAGTGCTATTCCGTCTGGTCCTACACCAACGACTGGAACGGCCAAACCTTCAAGCTCTGCTACCGCCCCATACAGGAAGACGAGTTCCTTTCCTCCCCCTTCGTCCATTCCCCTCAGCTTCTCTGGTCCGAGTCCGCTGGCCTGACCCCAGCCGCCTTCAGCCAATTCCCGGAACTCCAGTCATGAACATTCAATTCTACTCCGACCCCGGCCACGGCTGGTATCGCGTACCAGTCCGTGCCCTCCAGACCCTGGGTATTGCAGCCCAGATCTCCCCGTATTCCTATCTCCGCACCAAGTATGCCTACCTCGAAGAAGACGCAGACGCTGCCCTCTTCTTCGCCACCCTGGGCGAGGCTGGAATCCAGCCTCGCATCTTTTCCAAATTCACTAACCGGCCCAGCGCCATTCGGCGTTATCCCAGCTACTCCCATCAGGCCCTGCTGGACCTGATCGGATAACAGTATCTTGACAATCAAATAGGCGTATGGTATTCTATGCGCCTATTTCCCAACCCACCCAGCCTGGAGCCACCCATGACAGACCTTTTCCCGAACATCGAACTGGACCTGTCGCGCTACCTGCGCTCCCAGTCCAGATCCCAAACCAAACCCCAGTCCAAACCCACGCTTTCTACTGCGCTTCCCCGCTTGGCTGGTGAGCGTCAGCCCTTCATCCCCCTCAAAGCTCCTCCCATCAAGGAGCCGTTCCGCCGGGGTCCCGACTCCGTTTCCTTTTCCACTCAGCAGCTCATCGACGAGCATCGCCGTCGCGAGCTGTCTGCCCTGGCCGCGCTCCAGTCCGAGCGCCACTTCCAGCGCTATTACCAGCGCTTCCTGCAATCCATCCTCGGAGCTTAACATGATTCAGCGTAAATTCACCGTCACCGACACCACCGACCAGTCCAACCTCCTGACCGTTTCCGAAACCACCTGGCCTGAGGCCATGTCCATCTCCATCTTCGATCCACTTAGCCAGACTACTGTGGAAATCACCATCTCCCAGGACGATTGGGAGACCCTGACCACCAAGCTGTCTAGCTACAGCAACAACTTCACGTGGACTCCCAAACCCGCCCAGCCAGAGGTGGCTTTGTAACACTGGCAGTAGGCGGTCAGACCGGGCTCGCCCATTTCCCTCTTGGGCCAGCTCGGGGCTCCTCCCTCCTCCGGGAAACTGACTGAGCCTACCGGGGAGCTTCGGCTCCCCGTTCCTGTCTGGGCACGGACCCGCCCACTGACGAGTCTTCAGGACCACCACGAAACAGGAGCCTTCCATGACCATCGAGTGTTATAAGCACAGCTGCCCGTTCCATGCTTTCCAGGCCCACTCATCCGAGGGGCCATTCTGCTTTCAACCCCAGTGTCAGTTTCCCGTCCAGGTCCATGTTTGGTCCCGAGACGAATGGTGTTATGCCGACCACAGCCACTATTTCCAGGAGCTAAAGTCCCGTCCCCACCGAGTCCTCTTAATCAAAAACGGAGTCGATCCCGAACCCATCATCCACTCCGACCTACCTGACTCCTCCAACCACTTCTGGTTCAAGAAACAGTCATGACCACCCAATTCTATAACCTCCGCCCACCCCTAACGAGTACCCTCATATGAAACCTCCTGCATTCATCCAAGAGCCCGCCCCCACTAACATGCGCTCCCAGGTCCTCGATACTGCCAAGTCCATCGTCTCCGGTGCCCGCGAGACGACCTACGGCGGACCCGAGTCCTCTTTCCTTTCCATCTCCCGCCTGTGGTCAGCCTATTTAGAGATTCCCATCTCCCCTGCTGACGTAGCTATCCTAATGGCCCTCATGAAAATCGCCCGGCTCCAGTCTTCCCAGGGCACCCATTTTGACTCCTGGGTTGATCTGGCTGGCTACGCCGCTTGCGGCGCTGAGTGCGGAGTACCCCAGCAATGACCCGTTCAGCCACTCCTCGCCCCACCTACACCCAACAGCAGCGTGCCCTTCACATCTGGCTCTGCACCAATGGCTACCGGGGCCGGATCAGCCAGCTCGACCGCCGCCTCGACCGCCTATCCACAGACCTTCTCCGCCAGTCCAACCGCAGCTCCACCGACCCAGCCTCCATCCGCGACATCCTCATAGGAGCAATCAAACTCACCGAGCTTTACGCCACCATCATCCAGTCCCTCGACATTACTCGCCCACTCTCCCTCGATCTGAGGTTATCATGAAATCCTACGTCTCCCTCGAACAGGCTCAATGCCCCGTCTGCGGCGCAGTTTTCTCCACCGGCGCCGTCCTTCTCGACAAGCGACTCAAGAATTCAATGGAGCACCACACAGTCACCCACCTCGATCTCTGTCCTGAGCACAAAGCTCTGTGGGACGACGGCTTCGTTGCCTTTATTGAGGTCGAGCCCAACTCCCCCCGCTCCATCACCGAGGCCCGCCGCACCGGCCTCCTGATGCACATGCACAAGTCAGTGGCTGAGCAGGTTTTCTCAGCCACATTCCCTCACCCCATCGCCTTCATCGAGCGAGGCATTATCGACCAGCTCAAAGCCTCCATCAAGCAGGCCCCCGAGTCCGAGCCCGTCCTCGAAACCCCTCCATCCGTCATCGTCCCTCTCCATTAGTCTACCAGGAGTCTACCATGCACCAGCCCACTCCCCAACAGTCCGCTCTTTGGTCCACGGCCACTGACCCCAGCCTCTCCGTCGCTGTCTCCGCAGTCGCCGGCTCAGGCAAAACCTTCTCGGCCCAGCAATGGGCCAATCTGTGCCCGGGGACCGGCCTGGCTACCAGCTTCTCCAAGTCCACCGTGACCGAGCTGGGTAAAAAGATGCCAGCCAAATTCCCCTCCCGCACCACGCATGGAATTGGCAAAGACGCCATCGCCAACAGTGGCCGCTTCAAAAAGATCGACTCCAACAAGGTCGGCTCCATTGCCAAAGACCTGTGCGCCGAGCATGACCTGTCTTGGCAGTTGATCGCGCCCATTTCCCAGCTTGTCTCTCAAGCCAAAACCGCTGGCATCGTCCCCAACCAGGACAACGGGCTGTGCCTGAACATCTACGAAGCCTGGGAGATGCTTGCCGAACAGTTCGACATCTACTTCAGCCCCGAGGTTTACGACATCGCGCGCCAGGCCCTGGAGAAATCCAACGAGCTTGCCCTGAAAGAGGGCATAATCGACTTCGACGATATGCTCTACATCCCACTATTCTGGCCACACCGCTTTTCCCGTTATAAGACAGTCATCGTGGACGAGGCCCAGGATCTCAACCCCCTCCAGCACCGCATGATCTCCCGCATCCTTTTACCTGACGCTCGCATCTTTGCCTGTGGCGACCCCAACCAGGCCATCTATGCCTTTCGCGGAGCCATGCACGACTCCTATTCTGAGCTAGTCTCCCGCTTCTCGATGTCCGAGATGCCCCTGACCGTCAGCTTCCGCTGTCCCCGGGCTGTCGTTCACGAAGCCCAGCGTTATGTCCCCCATATCGAGTCTGCTCCCAACGCTATCGAGGGCGCAGTCATCCACCACGATTCGCTCTCGCTCCATGAGCTGCCCCGCACCATCCTCTGCCGCAACAACGCGCCCCTGGTACAACTTGCCCTGCGCTGCCTAATCCAAGGCATCTCTGCCGAGGTCGCAGGCAGAGACATAGGCAAGGGCCTGGTTTCCCTAACCAAGCGCATTGCCTCTGGCAAAACCTCCGACACCATGCCAGCCCACACCTTCATCGAGCGACTCCACCGTTGGGCCGAGAGCGAGATCTCCAAAAAGCCCCGCCGTAAACCCTCAGTCTACGACAAAGTCGTGGCTCTTGAAGCCATTTCCTCCATGCACCGCACCCTGGGCGACGTGCGTAAGCACCTGGAAAAGCTCTACGTGGACCCGGAGGACCAGTCCCGTAGTCCCGCCCAGCTCCACCTCACCACAATCCACAAGGCCAAGGGCCGGGAGTGGCCCGAAGTCTTATTCCTCGACCCGCACTTGCTTCCCAGCAAATACGCTGAACAAGAATGGGAACTCCAGCAAGAAGCCAATCTGGCCTATGTCGGCATCACCCGCGCCCAAGAAACCCTCCACTATTGCGCCCTGGCAGATATAGCATGAAACCCAGAACCCGCCCCCACATGCGTACTCAAGAACTCCTAACCAGACTCTTTGATGAGGCCCTGGCCTCGCCCTCTGGTCAGCTGTTCTACCCATGCTCCCAGTCCAAAGCCCGCTATCTGCGCATCAACGCGCAGTCCATAGCGGACAAGTTCATGCGCGAGTCTGTGCTGATGTTCACCCCAGACGATCCGCTTTACGGACTGGGCATCTACTACAACCTGCGGTTCACCGCCACCGAGAAGGGTCTGCTCATCCACCAGACGGACACGCCCCCAATCAACCCGCAGTCCATCCTGCTCCGGGCCGCGTTCCTCGGGGGCGTCACCATGCAGTTCACGTCCGAGGAACAGGCCACCGAGTTCAGAACCAAACTCGTCTCTAAACAGTCCCGAATGACTGAGATAGAAGACTATCCCGAGATCATCGAGGGTATTAAGCTGCTGATCATTTCCCAGGAGGGTTCCAAGGTCAAAGTCATCCCTGCCCACCTCACAGTCCCCATCGTAGATGAAGCGGAAATTAAAAAGCTATTGGAGGGTGTTGACATCAAAAAGTAATCATCCTATAATTTCACCGTGGGGCCGAACCAGGCCCCTTTTACCCACCCACAATCGGAGATCAAAATGATCCTTCAGCCCAATACCCCCACCAAGGCTCGTGTCGTTCAGGGTGAGCATTACCCCGAGGACTTCGCGTTCAAGATGCCTCGCCCGTTCAACGAGTCCAACGTCGGCCCCCTGGCTGAGTCCCTCGGCCTGAACCCGACCGGCCTCGCCAACCAGATGAATCAGGTGCTGGCTGAGAACCTGGGCAACAACCTGGCCGCCAAGATCAAGGCGGTGGTCAAGCATAACGCTGACAACCCTGACGACCCTCGGGAGCTGCCCAACCAGGAAGACCTCGACGCGCTGATCGAATCCTATGACTTCTCCGGCATCCGCGCTACCAGCCCCGCTGCCGAAGCCAGCATGTCCGGCCTCGACCGCATCATCGCTCAGTACTGCCGGACTGCCATCCGCGGCATCCTCAAAGACCACGGCTTCGCTGGCATGCCCGGTCCAGTCAAGGTCGCCAAGAAGGACGCTGAGCCCGGCCCCGGCGAGATCGCCTACGATGAGTTCGAGGGCCTGGTCATCGACATGGCTGAGGGCAACGGTGTCTGGGGCGAGTCCGAAGCCCATGCTGCCGCTCGCGCCAACCTGCTCGAACTGGCCGAGTCCGAGTACGCCACCCGCCAGAAGGCTGCTCAGTCCGCTGCCCGCTCGCTGTCCATCGAGTAAGCAGTAATCTCGTGAGGGGCTTCGGCCCCTCTTTCTCTGTCTGTACACATTGCTCTAAGCAATAGGAGAATCTCAATGGCCGGTAGAACTCCCATACGCGGCGCTCGCGCCGTCACAGTCCGCCTCAATGAAGAGGCATACACCAACATCAAAAAGTTTGCAGCCTACTCTCCCTCGGGCCTGACCGCAGCAGACTTCATCCGCGCCCTGGTCCAGACCTTTGGCGACTACTGTAAAGAACAGCTGTCTCATGGCCGGGTCGCCAACTCCTACGATATGGGACTGTTGAAGGGCATGGTCATCTCCACCCTCAGCAAAGACCTCAAGCCGGAGTCTGACAATGGAGACTGTCTATACCACCACCCTCAACGAGCTAACCCAAAAGGCCGCAGCCGAGTGGACCGAAGACGACTTGCTCAAAATCATCGCTGGGTTCCGCGACCAGCGTAACCGCTGGACATCCGAGCAAGAGGCCGGCTCCCGTAAAATCGTCCGCTCTTCCTCTATCCAGGTCGAAACCAAGCCCGTCACAGTCAAGCAAGTCCTCAGAGGACTCAAGCTATGAACTACAATCCCTTCACCGACCAGCTCCTCGACGAGCCCACTGCGGACTCTATCCCCCTCACCGAAGAGTCCCGCACCGGCCCCAACTCATCATTCGTCGAAGGCTCCCAAGCTCAATTCGCCTGGGATTCCGTCAGCCTTAATTCATTCAAAACCTGCCCCCGCAAATACCTCTATGAGATCGTCAACGGCTATGAGCTAAAAGTCCGCCCAGCCACCCTGTCCTTCGGCATCTCCTTTCATACCTGCCTCGAAACCTGGCACAAACTCCTCGCATCAGGCATGGCCAAAGACACAGCCCTGCTGCGCGTAACCCGCCTAGCTGGACTACTAGGGGAGTCCATCCCCCCGGGCGACACCGCTCGCACCAAAGAAACCCTCATGCGTACCGTGGTCTGGTATATTTTCCAGTTCTGGGACGACCAGGCCCGGACCACTTTTCTCACTACCGGCAAGCCTGCGGTAGAGTTCAGCTTCACCTTCCCCCTGGGCCGAGTCAATGGAGTCGAAATCTACCTCTCCGGCCACATCGACCGAGTCGTAGAATACGACTCTCAGGTATTCATCTCCGACTACAAAACCACCAAGTCTGCACTTGACCACCGCTACTTCGACCAGTACAAGCCCAATGGCCAGCTCAAGCAATACATGCTGGCCGGGGTCGTGCTTGCCACCGACGGGACTGCCATCCCCGAGCCACCAGCCGGGGTGCTGGTCGAAGCTGCCCAGCTTGGCGTGACCTTCTCCCGGTTCCAGCGGTTCCCCGTCATGTATTCGGCTGCCGACCTGGAAGAGTACGCCAAGAACACGCTCGACTGGATAACCCAAGCATTCTATTTTGCCTCAATCGAAAACTGGCCCATGAACGAGAGTTCTTGCGACAAGTACGGAGGTTGCACATTCAGAGAAATCTGCCGACAGAGCCCTGGCTATCGTGATCTCTATTTGAATGCTAGCTTCCACAGGCGGACATGGGACCCGCTCCGGGCGAGGTAAGCCAGCTAACAGCAATACACAGTCCGTTAAAATTATTTCATCCAGACAGTTGACTACGTAATTCTACTTACGTATAATTACGCGGTTGTCGCATAAAAACCACTTGGAGACTCTAATGGCAACACTCTCCGCTACCCCCGAGAAAAACCAACCCATCAAGCTGATGTTGCTTGGCTACTCCGGCACCGGCAAAACCACCGCCTATGCCTCTCTGGCTGTTGACAAGCTCATCGACAGCAAACCAGCCTACAAACTCTTCATCCTCGACTTCGACACCAAGGCCGAGGAGATGATCCGGGCTGCGCTTGCCGCCCTGGTCAAGGACAAGAAAATCTCCACCACCCAGCACGACGAGGCCCTCTCCAGGTGCGACGTGGCTGTCTGCAAAGAGAACACAGGCATCGTGCCAGTGTCCGCCGGCGGCGGAACTGTGGACAAAATCGGTGTGGTTGGCAAGGCCACCGCCTGGACTACCGCTGTCAAGCAGCTCAAGACCTGGGCCAACTCCCTTGATGACCAGTCCATCTTGATCGTGGACTCGCTGACCTACGCAGCCAAGGCCGCGGCCAACTGGTCAATGGGTGCGAACAACAAGCTCAACCGCGAGTTGACCTGGCAGGACTACCAGGGTCCGCAGCAGCTGGTCGAGAACCTTATCACCATCGCTGCCGACGCTGCCTGCAATGCCATCATCACTGGCCACCAGAACCCGGTCGAGCTGTACAAAAACACAGGCCGCCTCGACGACAAGGGCAACGTGGTCGAGGAGCTGATGGATACAGTCGTCGTTCCCACATCCATTGGCAAAGCTGGCTCGATCAAACTGCCCGCTCGCTTCAACCACCTGCTCGTTGTCTCCGACGGCATCTCCAAAGACCGCCGCATCTGGACCAAACCCACCGCAGGTGTGACTACCAAAACTCCCTTCTTCGCCCGCTGTAAGGACTACTACCCGATCAGCACCGGGCTCGCTGAATACTTTGCGCTTAGAGTCTAGTGCAAGTATCGTGTTGCTATTTGTACTCGCTACAACCAGCAACACCGTTTACCAACCTCAATCCATCCAATCACCTAACACAGGTAATCATCATGAACCTCAAGTCTCTGCTCGAAAACACTTCCTCCGCTGAGTTCAAGCCCGCTGCCCGTCTGCCCGCTGGCACCTACAAGGTCCAGATCGTGAAATACGACTGGCTGCCCTTCTCGTGGAAGAAGAGCAACAGCCACGGCCTGATGTACGTCCCCACCATCAAACTGATCGACTACATCCCCTCTGGCGACGACGATACTGACGCCGAGTTCAAGGCCCAGCTCGACGCCTATGGCGACTGGACTGCTCGCGAGCTGCAGTTCGCCTATTCGCCCAAGGACACTCCCAACAAGCGCATGGCCCAGGTTGCGGAGATCAACTTCCCCCTAGTCGAGACTGACGCCGAGGGCGAGCCCATCGGGATCATGGAGCGTCAAGCCTCCCGCTTCCACGTCACCGCTGACAAGAACGGCGGTATCGAGGCTGGCTGGATTCATGACGTGCTTGGTCTTTCCTTCCCCGACGGTGCCAGCCTTGGCGACTTGGCCGAAGCCACTGTTGACCGCATGTTCATCTGTGCCCTTGAGTACGAGCCGAACCAGGACGAGACTCGTCCGCCCAATCTGGTCATCGGTCGCAAGAGCATGGCCCCCGCCTAGTCCCTCTTACTCCTCGGGTAGCTCCTAGCGAGCTTTTGGGGAGGCCCAGTGCCTCCCCTTTTTTGTCCGGAGATTCCCATGTCCCTCGATGAGTTCTTCATCTTTCTCCAGCGAGAGCTGGTCGCCTTTCACACCGCCTATTCAGCCAAAGTCAAGCAGGACCCAGACAACTATCCAACAGTCCTTCCCCTCCTAGACGACTGGCAAGATCAACTCACCGCCTACATCGAGAGCAAAAATGATTGAGAACCACATCCACCTGATTCCGCTGACTGACATTCACATCGAGCGCGAGTCCCGCCAGCGCACCGACCTGACCCCAGACTCCGTATTAGAGCTTGCTGTCTCCATCGGCTCTAACGGCTGGATCGCGCCCATCCTCGTCTCCCAGGACGACATGCACATCATCGCTGGGGAGCGCCGGTACACCGCAGTCTCCCTTCTCCAGAAAGCCGCCGCCGGAGACTACTCTCTGTTCTCCAAACCAGACGAGGCCAAACTTCGCCTGGCCCCGGTTGCCAAGTGCCGCCATAAGTCCTGGGAAAACTGGACCAAGATCCCCGGTCAGTTCGGCTCCAACCTGACCCAGCTCGACAAGTCCCTGCTGGAACTCATCGAGAACCTGCACCGTAAGGATCTGCAGTAGCAGGATCAGGCCAAAGCCTGTTATGAGCTGCATGAGTCCTATCTCCGCAAGGCACTATCTCTTGATGTCAAGTGGTCCATCGCTGACACAGCCGAGTCCATCGGCCTCTCCAACGAGATGACCAACCGCTATATCAAAGCCTGGCGCGAGGGACTGTCTGGCGACGCCACCCTGTCTGCCATTGTGTCTGAAGCTGACTCCATCAACAAAGCCAGCAAGGCAATCGACCGCATCAAGTCTCGCCGGACCGACCCCATCACACTCGACACGCCCAAGCCAGTCAAAGCCGTCAAGGCTGAGCCCGAGCCAATCAACCCAGCCAACCCTGCGGAAGACATGCTGTTCAACGCTGACTTCCATCAGTTCGCTTCCCAATACGAGGGCGCTCCCTTCAACTTTATCCACTGTGATTTCCCCTACGGGATCAAGTACAACGTCGGCGCTGGCCAGGGCACCGCAGTCGATACCCTTCTCATGGGAGAATACGACGACTCCC